TGCATATAACGTAACAGTTCCTCCAAATGCGTCTATTGTTGTTACAGATAAAACTAATGCTCTTTATGTCACTGAAAACCAATCTATTGGAGTTCAATCAAGTGTTGCAAATGCATTAAACTTTGTTGCAAGTTTTGAGGTAATAACATGAGTTTAAGATGGCCGGGTGCAAGAATTTCATCAACTGCGCCAACAACAACGGCGTCTGTAGCAGTAGGGATATGGACAAGTAATACACAAGCACAAGCTAAAGCTGCAGGCGTTTGGCCAGGCAGTCCTACTCCAACAGTCGAATATCTTGTAGTTGGTGGTGGCGGCGGAGGTGGATGTAACCACGCTGGTGGCGGTGGCGGTGGTGGTATGAGAACAGCAAGCAGTTTTGCTGTTTCAGCGGGAAGCGCTATCACAGTAACAGTAGGTGCAAGTGGTGCGGGAGCAACTTCAGTATTTGCTAGAGGTTCTGATGGTGGGAGTACTACATTTTCAACTGTAACTGCTGCTGGTGGTGGCGGTGGCGGTACACGACATGATGGTAACCAACCCGGAGGAGAGCTTGGTAGAGCTGGTGGTTCTGGTGGCGGTGGTGGTGGTAATGACGGAACTACAAACACCGGTGGTTCTGGTAACACCCCATCAACAACACCAAGTCAAGGAACAGGCGGTGGTCTTGGTAGTTCTGGAGGTGTATTAGCGGCTGGCGGTGGTGGTGGCGGCGGCGGCGCTTCTGGTGTTTCTGGATTTAATGCCAACGGGTCTACAGGAGCTGGAGGTAATGGAGGTAGTGGAACAGTGTCATCTATTACTGGCTCGGGAGTTACTTATGCTGGCGGAGGTGGCGGCGGCACGTATTTAGGACGCACTGTTGGTGTTGGTGGTTCTGGAGGTGGTGGTAATGGTGCACAAGACGTTACACCAGCTGCAGGCATTGGCACAGATGGTTTAGGCGGAGGCGGTGGTGGCGGTGGAGCAAACGCTGGTGCTGGTGGTCGTGGTGGTTCTGGAGTTTGCGTTATTAGATATGCAGATACATTCCCAGCTGCAACAGCAGTCACTGGTAATCCATCAATTACTGTGTCTGGTGGTTGGAGAGTTTATCAATGGACTTCTTCAGGATCAATTACATTCTAAGGAGTAGTTAATGTCATTATTTGCAAAAGTAGAAAATGGTATTGTTGTTAATGTGATAGTTGCTTCACAGGAAGTTATAGACTCTGGCGCATTTGGAACTGGATGGATTGAAACATGGGCTGATACTACTACTAATAATCCAAGAAAAAATTATGCAGGTGTTGGATACACTTACGATGAAAACCTAAATGCATTTATCCCTCCACAACCATATCCTAGTTGGATTTTAGATAACAATTGCCAATGGAAATCTCCAGTACCTTTTCCAGAAAATGCTTCTATTGATGAATATTATAATTGGGATGAGCCTACCCTTTCATGGAAAAAATTAGCATAATCTTTATAATAAATATAGCATAAAGGCTAAAACATGACCATTAATAGAAATCTATCGTTATTTGCGACGAGCGCTAGCGCAACTGGTGCTGTAATTAAACGAGTTGTTGCTCTTGCAAACTCTACGACTATAACCATTAATGCTGATACTACTGATCTAGCCACGCAAGTAAATACACAAGCGACAGGAACTTTAACTATTGCAGCACCTACCGGTTCTCCAGTAGATGGTCAGCAAGTAATGTTACGTTTAACGAGTACTAATGCACAAACATTCAGTTGGAATGCAGCGTTTGCTGGTTCAACAGATCAAGCACTTCCTACAGTTTCTACTGCAGGTAAAACAGATTATATGGGGTTTGTTTATAGTACTACTTCATCTAAATGGCATTTAATTGCTAAAAACTTTGGATTCTAAATATGCCAGTTGTTTATTCAACCGCAGTTAAAAATAGTCGAATGACTATTGTCCGTGATGCAATTGATGCAGGCAGTGCTGGCGGAACTTTAGAAATTGGTACTACTGGTATGGCTTCTGTACTAGCTGTTATACCTCTTGCTGATCCTTGTGGTTCGGTGTCATCAGGTATACTAACATTTACAATGCCGCAATCTGACACTGCTGCTAATGCTACAGGCACTGCTGCTGAGGCACGTGTTAAGGATAGCACCGGCACCATTGTTTTATCGGGTCTTACTGTTGGCACATCTGGCGCCAACATCAATCTTTCAAGTGTTAGCATAAATACAAATGACATAGTTATTATTAATAGTGCAACTATTACTCACGGTTAACACGAACATATTGGAGTTATTAAAATGAAAGCTTACACTATTAATAAACCTGCATACAGAACACTTTTTGTTCCTGGTGGAATAGCTATTGAATTCGATGTTGTTATTACTGACATCGAATCTGGACTACAGGACAAAATAATCAAGCAACTACTTTTAACAACTGATACTGCAATTCCTTTTGATCAAATTCAACATGCTGCTATGATAAAAATGTCTGAATACGAACAAACACTAGTAATGCAGGAGTAATTATGGCTGTTTTTTGGGTAGATCCATACATTAATGCGCCGATTGGTGGGATACATGGAACGCTTGACGGTACTACACGTAACGGAACGTACAGCTATCCATTCTCGTTAGATGACATTTTTCCAACAAATTGGTCGACGAGTACTTCTATTACGGCTATTAATGGTATTGCTATTGCTAACGACGACGAACTCAGGTTAAAAGGTCTTCCACTAATGGACTTTATGTTGGATGCTGGTAATAACTACTATATGACCAACTATAACACAGTTCGACGAAATACATATAATGCAGCAATTACCACTGAGTTTACAGGTACCAACAATTGCTGCGTCATGGCAGTTATCAATCAGTCTAATACGCTTAATAACTGTATAGCATTATCAAACTGCGCTCACACAACTGATGCTTCAACGTATAATATATTAAGCACATATACTCAAAGTCCTATGACTGGAATATTTTCAGCACAATATAGGCTTGCAGCAAACGCAAATTTTCAAGTCTACTTAGTAAAAAAACAATACTATATTACTGCTGCTGCCCTTTTAGGGGCTAATCAAACTCAGTATTTTTGTCCTATTAATAGAGGTATAACAATAACCGATGGCTGGACGAGCGAAACTGTTAGAGATGGTGTAAACATTCTTTGCTTCGGCACAACAAACGCCAATTATAGACTGCTAGATTTTAATGTCGGCACCTCCGGCGCCTCTATCGCTTCGGATACACTTTATGATATGCCTAACACAAGTTTAGTGATTTATAATAGTACTGGCGGCCAAGCCGGACTCGCAGTACTTCCTAGATTTTGGTCTTGTAGTAAACTTGCATCAAGTGGTGGTATTAATTTTGGTAATACAAAAACACAAAAGTGGGGAAATATTTTTGTAATTGATTATGGATATGGCGATTCGGTATTTAGATTCTGGGAGAACAGAGCTCTAACAGATTATGATGACGCAAGTTGTAATAATTTCGAAATTAACACGATTGGCACCTACCTCACAAGATGGTCATCAGGTTACAGAGGTAAAAATGTAACTGGAACTATTAGAAATCACGTTGCATATCAGATATACGCTTATAACAACAACATATATGATGCCTCACCTCAAACACGTACAATGAAATATGGTTCAATGTGTTCATATACCGGCGATACGAACGTTGGATGGCTGTATTTCACCAATTCCATAAACTCATTAACCATAGAAATTCTTTCCAATTCAACAATATTTGCTGCGAACCAAGGCCCCGGTAATTTTTTGAACTATACAGCTTCATCTGGTAGTGGTCCAACTTTTGTATTTGGAACAAATATTCAAGCACGTTTAACAGCAACTACTCTTGGACCAAATGTAACCTCTATAGCGTCCACCGCTAGTGGTCCATTCGTACTAAAAGGACTCACTGATACAAAAAATGCGTATAATGGGTCAATAAATATGAATACTTCTGCTGCACCTGCTTTCTATGAGGTTGATGGCGTAGGGTTTATAAACACTACTATGAATATGCACACAGCTACTAACAGTTATGGTGCATTAAATACTCTTGGTGTTGACTATAAAAACACAAATCACAACATATATACTAACTATTCTAATAGTTTGACTTCAAGCAGCAGTCTGCCTACTGTTAACAATAACTATCATTTTTCAACAAACACCTATGATCATACTCCAATCGGAGTAATCGCGCCAAGTAATCGTAATGGCACATGGAATCATGGTATTATTTACTATAATGATTCAGCAAAAGCCGGAGCTCTTTGCTTTCAATCAAATGGTTATGGCACAACATATATTTATCAAAAAGCTTTTGAAGTTGAAATTCCGTTCTATACTACACAATCTGTAAGAATAGATTTTGACCTAGAAACTTCTGCTAATTGGAATTCAAATATCTCAGTTTTTGTTTTTTATAGAGGTAGTACTTCAATTAGTGTTCAGACACTATATAATAGTAGTAGTGCCGTAACAACACAAACAACTTATTCGACTACTATTTCCAATGGTAACATGTCGTCAACCAAATTTCGTCATATGTTAGTAAGAGTACAATTTACAAATGGTGATACATATACTAAAAAGTTTTGGGTTCATGATATCAGGGCAGTGCTTGTATGAACAGTAACTTAGTTGTTGGTGGCGTTGGCTTTGCCCCCGGTGGGCTTACTGTAGGCGGTATTGAGTTTACTGACTCTGGCTTTGTTGCCCCGCCGCCTAGTATTACAGGAACTTTGATTGTCACCGAAACGCAAGATATTGCCAGTGCGTCAGGTACGGTAACTGCTGCAGTAGGCACAGCACTTAGTAGTTTTTTCATGTTTTTCTAAATACATATAAATAATTATAGATCTACATTAAAGTGAAGAATCAAGTAATGCCGAGTTCAAAGTAAAGGAGAACGAAGATGGCAATCAAAATATCAGGTACGACTGTCATAGACGACAGCCGCGTACTTAAAAACATCCTTCAAGGATCTGTAAGTTCAAGCATTATCGTATCAACAGGTGGTACGATTGACTGCGATCAGGGCATATTTTTCAGAGCAACGATAAGTTCGTCCACAACCTTTTCCTTCACTAACGTTCCGGCAACATCTGCTTATACATGCGTGTTAGAAATAACTCATAGCGGAGGCACTATTGCATGGCCAAACACAGTAGTGTGGCCTGGAGATGTTGCACCTACGACTACGACTGGAAAGACACACTTATTCGTGCTTATAACGGATGATGGTGGTTCTCGTTGGAGAGGCGCTTTCTTAACTAACTACACCAATTAATTATGTCATCGCTTGGAAACGCACTCCTGCTAGCTGCGGCTAGTCCGACGTCAACTATTAATCCGGCCGATGGTGATGCTATCAATTGGAAATTATCTCGCACTAGCGCGTATATTAGAAAAATAAGACCAGCCGCCACTGGTTGGTTTGTCTGTGGAGGGGGCGATACTACATTATCCGCCACTAATCAAAATCAATACTTAGCTACTACTACAGATTTTGCTCAATTTACTTCTATAACACTGCCAAGTATTACTGCAGCTCAAATTGGTTATGTATATACTGTATCTGATGTATGTTATGCTAATAACACTATAATTGCTGTGTGCGATGGTAGGGTTGATACTGTGCGTTGGGCTATATTGCTAAAAAGCACTGACAATGGATCTACATGGACAGAAATTAATTTAGGTAATTATACTCCATATGATATAGTATTTTGCGATGGTAGATGGGTAGTATCTACTAATCTTACTACTATATTTTACAGTAGTGATAATTTTGCAACCTATAGTACTATAGATAGCGTTTCAAACTCTAATTATCTTGCGGTATCTGGTACTACGGTTGTAGTTGGTCATTCAACTGGTCTTTCGACTCTTACTTTTTCGCCAAGTCCTACGCTTGTTAGTAGAACATCTATATTAACTGCACTTGGTTCTTCAACCGATGTTAGGAACGTGGTAGTAGATGCTGATACTGTTGGAGATGTTATATATGTATTGACTTCTAATGGTGCCGCAGCAATATGGGATAACTTTGCCTCTTCACAATTAATATTATCAGGCAGTTTTGGTGGATTTACTGCGTATGCTAGAATAGGTAATCGAAGAATTTTAAGTGGTGGTTTTTACGGATATACTTCTACTACTGTAGGTCCAACTAATGGCGGAGCAGCCATGACATGGACTTCTGATTCAACGTTAGCCAACTTATCTGATGCAATAGCAATTGGTAGTAATATATTTCTCGTTGGTCGACAGGGCTATATAGTTAGTGTAGCTGTTTCAGGTTCCACATACACTGCTAATAGCGTTGGTTATGGATTTGATTCTTATATTTACGCGGCATATGGAAATGGTACTTTTGTTGTAGCAAAAAGTGCCGCTAATTCAATCATAACTAGCACTGATGATGGTAAGTCGTGGAGTGCCGCTGGACAGAATAATGCTATAACTGCCACGCAATATTCCTTAAAATTTTTGAATGGTAAATTTTACATGGGCTGTGGAAGCGGTAAAATTTATTATAGTACTAATGGTAAAACGTGGACAGCAGCTACTGTAAATGGCAATTCCGGTGTTGGTTTCCACTATGATATTCTTTATATGAATAGTGGAAGATTGGTTGCTGTTGGAACATTAGCTAGTCAGGGTGGATATGCTATTTCTTACATAAGTGATGATGATGGATTGACTTGGAATAGAGGTACAAGCAATTTTCCAACGCTGCACTATGGTAGCACAAGCATAACTCTTGCGTCATTACAATACGATGGTACATACGTATACGCATATTCAAGTACTGGTAATACTGCATTTTATAGCAGTGATGGATCTACTTGGACATTACTAAGATCAGCTGACAGAACACATACAAGTATAGCAGCTAATAGCACTACAACGGTGGCAATTGGTCAAGGTATTGTACAAAAGAGTGATGGCAACACTTGGACAATTGTTGCTACTCCAAATATAGCTACTGCAAATAAAGTCGTATGGCTTTCATCTGTAAATCAATTTGTAATTCTAGGATCAAGTGGATATCTTGCAACCTTAGATAGTACTGCAACCACGCTAACTGCTTATCCTGTAACTGCGGGCAACAATACTGATATATTATATGATTCAGTTAATGGAAGATATATCGCAGTAATAGGTGGTTCTATTAGAGTTAGTACAGACTTGAGCACGTGGACAACAGTGCTTTCATCAACAAGTCTGCTGGTTTCACTTGCGTTTGTGGGAGGGTCAGCATACGTCGCAGTTGGTTCTTCTGCAACTTTATATCATAGTACTGATAATGGTAGTACTTGGACTATTGTTCCGACAATACTGTTTAATGGCGATTTCACTTCTGTAGTTTGGCATCAATCTACTTCAAAATGGTGGGCACTACTTAGTGGTGCCACTTCAACATCTATTTACGAAAGCGCGGATGGTCAAACGTGGACACTGAATGCGACGAATATAGTTCCGAATTCATCAAAGTCTCAGCTTGTAGTAAGAGATAACACACTAACAGCATTAGGCACTTCGACAAATGCTGGTGTATATTTTTACGAATACGATAATGAGATAACTGGAGGTGCTGGGCAGGGTAAATATGCATGGATAAGTCGTGGTAGTAATGAAAGTTTTACATGCAATGCAACCAATGGCACCACACGAATATTTGGTTCAAATCGAGGTGAACTATTTAAGGTCAACGAAGCAGCATCTTTCATAAACAATACGTTTTCTAAAATTTTAGTTTCAGCAGGTGCTTTGCCAGCTACGCATTACAATACTACAAATGGTATTATAACTACTGCTCCAACAAATACGTCTACGAATGGAATTCCAATAAATGATATCACGTATTGGGATGCTTCTGGTACAGGTAATGCAAATCAAAATACGTTCTACGCTGTAACAGGCGCTGTTCCATATGGTACTACTAAGAGATCTGGAATGATCGTGCAAAGTAGTGATGGAGGCGTGAGTTGGTTTAGTAAAATAGGTGCCAATGGAATTACGAGTGGATTGTATCCTTATAACATATATGGAATAGCTGCGCGGCATGGGGCGGGAGGTTCACTAGTAGCTATAGCAGATCATGGAAGACTAGTAATTCAAACCAACCTTAATAATACTAACGCAAACTTCCAACAATGGGGTTTTGGAAGATCATTTGTTGACTATAAAGACGATGGTGCTGGTATGAACGTAGCGATTGGGCTATCTCCTGATACTGCTTCAGCGTCTACATTTAGTTCAGCTAGACTAGGACAATACGGAGGATTATATTACTGTAGTTCAGTAATACAATCATCTTTATCTCCTACTATGTCTTGGACTCAAGTTGAAAGCGATACTGATAAATATACATCCTTAGCATATAGTGGTACAGTATGGGTAGCAGTTGGATTAGGAGGTATTATATCTTCTTCATCTGGAGGTGCTACTTGGACTACTCGAAGTAGTGGCACAACTAATAATTTATTTAAAGTATATTGGAGTTCTACAGCTTCTCAGTTTATAGCAGTTGGTGAAAGTGGAACTGTAGTAACTAGTCCAGATGGAACTACTTGGACTGTAAGAAATACTGGGTCTACTGGTTGCTTTTACGATGTAACAGAGTTTAGTTTATCTGGATCAGGAATAAATTACGTAATAGTTGGTCAAACTGGATCTCTTACTTCTGGTACTACTACTCCATTATTAATCTATAGTACTTCTCTAACTAATACTTCTTGGACACAAGTTACGTCTTTTGGAGCCGCTTTAACTAAAACAATATCTGCAATCAGTTATGACAGTGCTGGTACCGGCAAATTACTTATCGCCGGACAAAATTCTAGTGGAAATATCGTATTTGCTGAGACGACGAATAGTACATCTAATGGATTAACTACTTGGACAGCAAAAAGTGGAACCTACGGTTCAACGACCAACGTATCAGTGACTGGTATTAGAGCTTATAATAGTAATTTTTATATTACAGTAGTAAATACGTATCCAAGAGTATTTCTAAAATATGATACTACTGCTAATACGATATCAGATTTCACGTATACTGCTTTTACAGGTGATACTGATGCTCCAACGCAAACGTGGTCTGGTAAGACGCCACAGTATTATACTGCAATGACGTCAAATGGAACAATCGTTGGGACTAATGGATTTATGGCAGTTCCAAGTGGTAGTAATTTTACTATTAAGTGCCCTGGATATAGTTGGATTGCAATTGCTTCTGATGGTGTAAATGGGTATGTGTTAACCGCAAGCAATTTTACAGGTTACTCAGTTGGAGTTGTAGTAACTACTACTACATCTATACCACAAGATGGTCTTACACCAAGACAGGCTGGTACTTTTTCAGCAGTAAAGGTGAAATTCGTAGGTTCATATTATATAGCATTCGGTGGTAGTTATAATAGCGCTTCTTACTATATGTACTCTTCTGACAATGGTCAAACCTGGACAGAAAAGATTGGAAATGCAGGTAGTTATAGTGGATTTGGATATCGCGATGTGGCGTACGTATCAGCTAATGGTTATTATTACTTTATGGATATATCGTCTAACTTGACTACTTTGAATTTATTTAGAACAAATAATCTATCAACCGCTCTGCAACGAGTCGCAACTCCTTCTCAGAGTGGTTCTTTTATAATTCCTAATAGTGATGGTGATATTACTTTATATGGACAAGGATACCATTTATCTAAGTATAGTACTAACACTCATACTGCTAACACGACTTATTCTGGATTATTTGGACCAGGATCAGATTCAACGATAATGATGGATAAAGAAATTGCCGGAGATAGTCAAATGATGACTGTCCTTGTTGGCAATAGTATTCAGATATTTGGTTCTCCAGATGGCGTAAAATGGAAATCTATATCTTATGATACTGGTTTTTCTCCAGGTACTTCATGGGGAGTTAAATATATAAACGATGAAACCACACCTCATCAGGCATTTTACTTATATGGAAGTTGGAATGGAATTCCTCTAAATTACAATTGTACAGATCTTGTTAATTTCACTTTAAATCAATTGACTAGTGGACCATTTGGTTCTGGTTCTAGAATAAGCGATATAGCATTTTCTTCTGACTCTAGTAATAAAGGTATAGTTACTACAAATGATGGAAAGGCTTGGATAGGAATACCTAGTGCAACAAGCGTTGTAGGCGACAATCCTAGCAGTTTACTTCTAGATACTAATATTGCATACAAGATATTTAGTACATTTCAATCTCAAAGATTTTTCTTAATATCAACCGGTACGTCTCCGAAAATTCGCTGGGCTGACAATTTACCAACGTCATTAGAATCGTGGTCGTCTGCATTAGTTACCGCTAACAGAAATTCAACTATTAATTCGATATCATATAGTCCTAACATTAATAAATTTGTGTTAATGGGCGCCAGTGGAAATATACTTAACAGTACAGTACTTACCACTACGTTTGATTCAACGATGTATCAACGTAATAGCACTGCTGGATTGTCTAGTAGTATTAATTTTAGCAAGTGTGTGTATGCTTCTAATAGACTGTATATAGCATCTTCTAATAGTGATGCAATTTATTATACACCTACTGTATCAACGTATAATACTTCTTATAGTTTATCGCAGATGAATACTTCTAGTGTCAATACTGCTGTAACTGATATGATTGAAGCCGGAACAAATAAAATAATATTAAGTTATTCAGGAGAAATTAGAGTTGTAGACACTAGTGCAAACATCGTATCTACCGTGCAGATTTTAGATGTTGGAAAATTGGGAATGTCAAGAGTTGCTAAAAAGGGCAGTGAATATATATGGACAGGTAATGCTGGTGCACTGATGACAACTAATTATGATGGTACATTGACGTCAGTAACTTATAATTATAAAATTCCTTATGTCGGAAGTAGTCCTTTTATAAGATATGCAAATGGCGTATTTTTAATTGGAGGAAGTCAAAATATCTATTATGGGTTCACATCTCCTATTAATTCGGGTAATATCTATCCTACGATTACATCTTCTTTATCTATAACTGGTAAACCCGTATGGACTGGTGATAAATTTATATTTGGAGCATCATCTGATAGGATTTATACAAGTAATGATGGAACATCATGGACGCTTCGTAACTCATCAAACAATCCTAGCAGCGGCAGTGTGCATGCAATTGCAGCAAAAAACACTGCGCCAAAAGCAAACATAGCAGTAGGAAATCAAATATTTAGGAACTAATATATGTACGCAAAATTAAATAAAGATAATACCGGTGTAGAAAAATATCCAGTATCATTTACGGAAATTAGATATACACATAAAAATGTATCGTTTCCAGAAAATCCCACTGACGAAGATCTTTCGCAATTTAACTATTGCAATGTACAAAACGACGAAGTTCCTCAGTATGATATTACATTGCAATATCTTCAAGAAGATACTCCAGTAAAAAAGAATGGTGTATGGAAGAAGACGTATAAGTTAATTGATTTAGATAATGCACGAAAAGAAGGAATAGTTCGTGCTAAAGAAGACTCAATTAAAACTATTCGTAACGCACTTCTTGCTGAGACTGATTGGACGCAACTTGCAGATGTGCCAACTGAAACATCAACTAAGTTTGCAGAATATCGTCACAAATTAAGAGATGTTACGAATCAAGAAGGATACCCTGATAATGTTGTTTGGCCTGAGAAGCCATAAATATTAGAAAAGGAAATGATATGGCTGTAACAACAAGACAAGGATTAATCGATTGGTGTCTAAGAGAACTTGGAGAACCAGTTGTCGAGATTAATATCGATGATGCTCAGATTCAAGATAGAGTAGACGAGGCTATTGAGTATTTCCGTCAATACCATCATGATGGTATTGAGAAGGTTTACCTAAAACATCTTGTCACTCCAACTGACGTCACTAATCGGTTTATTCCTATACCAGATTTAGTCTATGGCGTAACGCGCGTATTTCCAATTGCCGCAGGAACTTCTACATCTAAGTCTATCTTTGACTTGCAATATCAGTTAAGACTAAACGATTTATATGATTTAACTGCTACGTCAGTCATCTATTATACTCAGGTGATGGCGCATCTATCATTACTTGATTTGACGCTAAATGGTCATCCTATATATCGCTTTAATAGATTAACTAATAAGCTTTATATTGAAGAACAGTGGGAAGAAAATATTGCGCCTGGAACATATCTTCTTGTTGAGTGTTATAGAGTTTTAGATCCTGCTGATGCGCCAAGAATGTATGGAGATACATGGCTTAAACATTACGTTACTGCATTGCTTAAAAAGCAATGGGCAACTAATATTAAGAAGTTTCAAGGGTTGCAACTTCCGGGTGGTGTAACTGTCGATGGAGATAAACTATATCAGGAAGCTGTTACAGAAATAGAAAAACTAGAAGATAGTTTATTGACAAAGTCAGCTCCTTTAGAATTCTTTCTAGGATAACATGGCACGTAACGTTTATTTCTCTCATGGTACTAAAAATGAACAGTACCTATTAGAAGACCTTATAATAGAGTCAATCTCTATCTATGGTCAGGAAATGTTTTACATTCCTAGAACTCTAGTAGCCAAAGACGATATTCTCGGTGAAGATCGTATGTCTAAGTTTCAAGATGCTTATCCAATCGATATGTATCTTGAAACAGTAGATGGATTCGCCGGTCAAGGGGCTTTCATTCAAAAGTTTGGTTTAATGATGGAACAATCCGCTACACTTACCGTAGCTCGTAGAACATGGGAAAGGTTTGTAGGAAAGCATACCGACATCATTTTGCCAAATCGTCCGGCCGAAGGTGATCTATTATACTTTCCATTAACAAAGGGTTTATTCGAAATTAAGTTTGTAGATCATCAAGACCCGTTCTATCAACTCAAGAAACTATATGTATATCGTCTACAAGTAGAACTATTCCAATATGGTTCTGAAAAGATTGAAACTGGATATAAAGAAATTGATACGTTTGAAAGTCTTAAAACTTTTTCCACTGATGTTACAAGATCTGTATATGGTGAAGTATTGAGCATAAATGTAACTAATAATGGTTCTGGTTATACTTCTATTCCAACTGTAACGATAAGTGGCGGAGGAGGTTTAGGCGCTACAGCTATAGCAACTCTAGGAACTGCATCTAATGCTGGAAAAGTAATTGCAATTACCATCACTAATCCTGGATCTCAATATACTTCTATCCCAACTGTAACGATATCACCTCCAGCATCAGGAGTTACGGCTATAGCTGTAGCAACAATACACAATAACGTAGATAATCCTAATTCGTTTGGTAATAATAATAAATTTAAAGAAGAAGCTTTAACTCATGTGTTTGATACTTCTAATCCGTTTGGAGATTAACCATGTTAAATAATGATATCTTCTATCACGGAATTACAAGAAAAACTATCGTAGCATTCGGTAGTCTATTTAGTGACATCAAAATCAAGCGCGAGAATGCTGACAAGAGTCAACAACAAACAATAGCAGTACCTATTGCGTATTCAGCAAAAGAAAAATGGTTAGTGCGAATCGAACAAGATTCTTCTCTAGAAAATCATGTATATACAGTATTACCGAGAATGGCGTTTGAAATTACAGGATTTAGTTATGATGCTCAACGCAAGTTTAATAGAACATCATTTATAACATGTTCTACTCCAAATCTTGTTAAAAAGACTTATGCTCCGGTACCGTATAATATTGAGATAAGTTTATACGCACTCGCTAAGACATCAGAAGATGGTCTTCAAATTATGGAACAGATAGTTCCTTACTTTTCTCCAGAATTAACAATGACTATCAATACAGTTCCTGATTCAAATATCAAGAGCGATATTCCTGTCATATTAAATTCTGTAAGCATGAATGATGAATATGATGGTGACTTTCAAACTAGAAGATTTGTGACATATACGTTCAACTTTACAATTAAGGCGTGGATGTATGGACCAATTCAGAATGGTGATATCATTAAGACAATATTTGTCAATACTGATAACACTGATATAGGATCTCTTGCAGATTTAGAACAACAGGGTAATACTACTACAGGAAATATAACAAATTCTTGGGATGAATATTAATATAGCATGGCAACCAATGATGTAAAGTTTTATAATTCTAACTCTAATCTAAAGAGTGCTGGTCAAGTTATATCTTTTGATAAAGATCAACTTGAAGAGTATATGAAGTGTGCGGAAGACCACATCTATTTTATTAGCAATTATTGTTATATCGTTACTTTAGATGATGGCCTTCAGAAGTTTAGTCTTTATCCATGTCAGGTAAACAAACTAAATGTTATTCATGATAACCGTATGGTTATTCTTATGGAAGGACGTCAGCAAGGTAAAACTACTACGTCAGCTGCTTACATTCTTTGGTATACTTTATTTCAGGCAAATAAGTCAGTTGCTATTCTTGCTAACAAAGCTAGTGCAGCTCGAGAAGTTTTAGATCGTTATCAAGTTATGTATGAAATGCTTCCTAAGTGGATGCAACAAGGTGTTGTAACATGGAATAAAGGTGATATTGAACTTGAAAATGGATCTAAGGTATTCACTTCAGCAACTACAACATCGGGTATTCGTGGTAAGTCTGTTAACATGTTGTATGTTGATGAGGCTGCAATCATTCCAAACACAGTTGCAGAACAGTTCTTCACTTCTGTTTATCCTACAATCTCTGCGGGTCAGACAACAAAGATTCTATTGAGTTCTACTCCACTTGGATATAATCATTTTTGGAAATTCTGGAATGATGCTGAAAAAGGACGTAATGGATTTGTTCCATTATTCATTCCATATACCGAAATTCCAGGTCGAGACGAAAAGTGGGCAGCAGAACAACACAAATTACTTGGTGATCTCAAGTTTAATCAAGAGGTATTGTGTAAGTTCCTTGGGTCAAGTCTTACTCTTGTATCTGCTAATGCTATCTCTCAGATGTCTCCAGGAGATATAATATATAGTAAGGATGGCTTGGATGTATATGAAAAGCCAGTTAAAGTTTCTAACGGTGATGCTGAAGAAGACAGAACATATTGTCTAATAGCAGATACCGCAAAAGGAGTTGATGGAGATTACTCTGCATTTGTCATAGTGGATATGTCTACTATTCCATACAAGGTAGTCGGCAAATATCGTGATAATAAGATTAGTCCGTTATTGTATCCTACAGTGATATACACAGTTGCTAAAGAATATAACAATGCTTACGTTCTGATTGAAATTAATAGTTCAGAGCAAGTTGCAGATATTCTTTATAATGAATATGAGTATGACAATCTTATAATGGTGAATAGGAACACAGACGGACAAGTAATATCGGGCGGATTTGGTGGTGGTAAAACTCAGTTTGGAGTTACTACCGATAAGAAGGTTAAAAGAATTGGATGTTCTAACTTTAAGACACTAGTCGAAGAGAAAAAACTTCTAATTCCTGATGCTGATATCATATCCGAAATATCAACTTTCATTCAAAAGAAGAATTCTTTTGAGGCCGATGATGGCTATCATGATGATCTGGTTATGCCTCTTGTTTTATTTTCATGGGCCACTACCAATTCATACTTTAAAGAATTAAGTAATATAAATATTAGACAGGTGATATACGAAAATAAAATTAAGATGATCGAAGATCAACTAACACCATTCGGATTTTATAATGATGGAAATATAGATAGTGAGCAAGTACTTGCTGACTTCTAAAAACTGATTATAGATAAATAATATAGACATCATAAGATGTTTATTGTATAATAACAGGAGTTTTAACATGCCTTTTCAACTAAGCCCAGGA